GCTCATCCTGCAGCCTCGGATATCATACTCAACGACTTTGTCCTCCACACGTGCGATGCCCCGGTTATGGAGCTGCCACTTGAGCAGCCGTTTGAGTTCCGGGCTGTTGAACACAGAATTGTAAACGGAATGTTCCCATTGCAGGGCGTCAAATGACACATGCTGGTCAAACCGTGACGCATCCAATCCCACAGCCACCGGATCCTCAAACGACTGCCAGTGGCCGGCCATAACAGCACCGACCTCCTGAGCATTCTTACCCTTCACGACAACAGGGTAGCCCCAGACTCGCTCGAACCCCGCACACAGCTCCTTCTCGAACAACTTGAGGTACCTACCTACCTCCAAGTTGTACCGCGGGCTGCGAGGCTGTATCACACGAGGAGCAGGGTCAACCTTGGAATCAAGGTTGACCTTCTCAGCCTTCACAAAGGTGCTAACCCACGCGTCCCTGAAATTGATAGCCCGGATCTTTAGGCTTTCCAGGGCACGCTCGTACACGCCGCGTTTGCGCCCGGTGTACAACCCGGGATAATCATCCCGAGCGACAACGGGGGTCGGACGCACGGCGCGCAACAAGCGCTCTCTGACTCTATTGAGCCGTGAGAAAACACCTTTGGTAGGCTGAGGGGCCCGAGCAAGGCCCCCATCGCGGTTAACGTAAAACACGCGCTCCACGATGCCTCGTGCAAGGTTGGTAAAGTTAAAGCAATGCACTCCATAGCGGACTCCAGTCCCAAACCCCGCTAAGTAGCGCATAGCACGGTCACTACCGGACCGATATCCCATGCCGACAACATCCCGGACACGCAAGCATGCTTCACCGCGGCGATCGACCGCCGTGGTTACTCCGGGAAGCTCAGCAGGGCACCCCTATTTGGGCAACTCGACAGCAGACCGGCGTGCACAGACCTCATGCATCTGTGCAATCCGGGCTGCGGTCACCGCTGCCTGGGTGGGTAGCAGGCACAACTGCACTGCCAATGGCTCGAGCTTAACACGGTCAACATAACGCACATCATCGCCCGCCATGGTTTTGAGAACCCATGACGAGGCGATGATGCGGTTGGCCTTGTTATAGCGCAACTCGCCAAACTCAGCCTTAAACCGGTACGCCAGCTCTCGTTGGTACCTGGTGGTAACGCCCACCGAGTTCCAATCCGGGCCGGCATCAAGCTCTGCCACGAGTTGTGCTCCGACTGTGGCGCTGGGTCGAATCCAGCGCCACACACGGCACACAACCAGCCACACCCCCAGGATAAAGGCAATCCTGGGCCCCTCGTCGAGCGCAACCTGAAGAAGCTGCGCCAATGCCGCCGATGCCATAACTATGACCTGCCGCAACGGGTGTAAAACACACGGATAAGCCGG